AGCAGAATTCGACGCTTACAAAGCAACCCATCCCTAAAAGGAAAAACCATGACCGTAACCTGGACAATCACTAATCTCGACCGCCGTACTTCTGACGGTTTCGTCACCACTGCTCACTGGACTGCTTCCGCAGTAGATGGAGACTTCTCTGCCTCTATCTATTCCACCGTTGGTTGGACAGAAGGGACTCCTACGGTTCCATATAACTCTCTAACACAGAATGCTGTTCTAGCATGGGTGTGGGCATCTGGCGTGGACAAAGCAGCCACTGAAGCTGCCTTGGCTGCTCAGATTAATGCTCAGAAGAATCCCACCGCAGCTACTGGACTTCCTTGGTAATTTGTGGTATGCTCTAGGTTTAACCAGGAGTTTACTATGAATATTACCCTCAGTCTGGATATTAATGAAGTTCAAGGTATTTTGAAGGTTCTCGGAGATCTTCCAACCAGTTCAGGTGCTTATCCTCTGGCGATGAAGATCAAAGAACAAGCAGAAGCTCAAATACCTAAAGAAGAGCCAAAAGAGGAATAAATGGACGAAGTTAGCCACAAAGAGATCTACGATAGGCTTGTTCAGGTTGAACAGAAGGTTGATAAGATCGACAACAACACCAAGGATATGGTAAGTGCTTTCAGAGCTGCTTCTGGGGCTTTTACGGTGCTAGAGTGGCTGGCTAAGGCTGTTAAACCTATCCTGATCGTTGGAGCCTTCTTTGGGGCTATCTATGCAGCGGTTTCTCACAAGGTATCCTCATAAGGAATAATCATGGCTACTAAAAGCGAAAAGAAGATCGGTAAGGTTATGCGTGAGTACAAGGAAGGTACTCTGCATAGCGGTAAAGGCGGTCCTGTGGTGAAGAACCGTAAACAGGCTATCGCTATTGCCATGAGCGAGGCTAATATGCCCATTCGTGGTCAGCGTACTGCCACTAACAAGAAGAACAAGAAGAAATGAGAGAAGTCACAGCAGGTAGTAATATCACTGCTGCAACCCCTACTGTTGTCTACAAAGTTCCTGTTGGGTATTATGCCAAGTGGAATCTTTTGTATGCTTTGAACGGTACTGGCTCCACCAAACACATAACAGTTACTTGGCGAGATGTTAGCGCAAGTGCTGATATAAACATTCTGTATGAATACGCTGTTAGCTCTAAAGACTTTCTAAAGATTGATGGTGGGGCTTACATGGTGATGGAAGAAGGGGATTATATAACGGTTACCTCTGAAGCCGGTAGCACGTTTACCACCATCTGCACATTTGAGCAGATTAAGAAAGAAGGAATCTAAATGTCCACCTACCTTGATATGGTCAATAATGTACTGACCAGACTCCGTGAGCCTACGGTGTCTTCTGTGCAGGATAACTCTTATTCCAAACTGATTGGTGTCTATATCAATGATGCCAAGAGAGAGGTTGAAGATGCTTATGATTGGAACTCGTTGACCACTACGCTTACGGCTAACACCACTGACAGTCTATTTAACTATATTCTGACTGGTTCAGGTACACGCTTTCGTGTCATTGACGTTCTTAATGATACCAACGATACGCAGATGAATTATGCTGCTACCGTGTGGATGGATAAACAGTTCTTATTGGTTCAAAGCGGTAAAGGTGCTCCTGCTTATTATAACTTCAACGGTGTTGACGTTAATGGAGACACTCAGGTTGATGTCTATCCCATCCCTGACGGAGCATACACCTTACGGTTTAACCTGATTGTTCCTCAAGTGGACTTGTCTGGTGATACTGATCGTATCTTGGTTCCTCCTCACTTGGTGAATATGTTGGCTTATGCGAAGGCTATTGCCGAGCGTGGTGAGGACTCAGGTATTCTGTCTTCTGAGGCTTACCAACTGTATCGTCTGTCCTTGGCCGATGCTGTGGCTATTGAGCGTAACCGTTACCTTGAAGAAGTGGTCTGGGTGAATCCGTAATGTCTGAACAACTACTTACCTCCAGTATTGCTGCCCCTGGATTCATGGGAGTAAATACCCAGGATTCCTCTGTGGCATTGGAGTCTGGTTACGCCACCATTGCTTCTAACTGTGTGATTGATAAATTTGGACGTATTGGAGCACGTAAGGGATGGCTTCCTAAGCATTCCTCTAATGCTGACTTAAGCACCGCTAACGTTAAAGCAATTGGTGAATTGATTGCCGCAGATGGAACCTCGTATATCGTTGCTGCTGGTAACAATAAGTTATTTAAACTCAGTGGTTCAACCCTGTCTGTGCTAACCTATGGTGGGGGCGGAGTAGCTCCAACGATTAGCAACGACCGTTGGCAGATGGCTCCGTTGAACGGAATCCTTTATCTGTATCAAGAAGGGCATGATCCTTTAATCTTCGATCCTGCGGTGTCTGCAACCACGTTTAGGCGTGTTTCTGAGAAGACTGGATACCTGGGTACGGTACAGAATGCAAACTGCGTTGTAAGCGCCTATGGACGCACCTGGAGTGCTTCTACGAGCACAGATAAGAACACCATTCAGTTCTCTGATCTTTTGTCGGGTTTCGTGCTCAATACTGGTTCTTCTGGGTCGCTGAATGTGGCTCAGGTATGGCCTGCCGGTGCTGATGAGATTCAAGGCTTGGCTGCTCATAATAATTATTTGTATATCTTTGGTCGTAGACAGATTCTGATCTATCAGGGCGCTAATGACCCTACGAATATGTCTTTGGCTGATACTGTTAGCGGTATTGGTTGCTGTGCTCGGGATACGATTAAGGTTACTGGAGATGATATTATCTTCTTGAGCGATACTGGTGTTATTTCAATGAAACGAGTGGTTCAGGAAAGATCTGCTCCTTTGCGGGATACTAGTGCTAATGTCCGTGATGATCTGGTAGCTGCTGTTAATGCTGAAACCCTGGCAGACATAAGAGCTGGTTATTCTACTAACAATGCCTTCTATATTCTGACATTGCCTGTAACTGGAATCACTTATTGCTTTGATCTCAGAAACACTCTCCCTAACGGGGCTGCTAGAGCTACTACTTGGACTCTTGTCCCTAGAGCCTTGTTCTCTACCCGATCAAAAGAGTTCTTGATGGGTTTTGCTGGGTTTGTGGGCTATTACGCAGGTAATTTGGACAACACCAGCACCTATCGGATGAGTTATTACACTAACTACTTCGATCTAGGTTCTCCCACAGCTATTAAGATCCTGAAGAAGATTAGTTTCACCATCATCGGTGGTAATGGCGCTGATGTGGTTCTTAAATACGGCTTTGATTATAGTTCTAACTATAACTCTCAGTTCCTTCAGTTAGGAGATGTTAATCCTGCTGAGTATGGTATCGCTGAATATAACATCGGTGAGTATACTTCCGGTATTATATTTGATAATCAAAAGGTTCAAGTTGGTGGGGCTGGTAATGTTATTCAATTAGGTATTGAAACAATCATCAGTGATTTTGAGCTTTCAATTCAAAAACTAGACGTATTCTGTAAAGCAGGAAGGACTCGGTAATGAGTAACTATGTAAAGAGCACAAACTTTGCTACCAAGGATAGCCTAGCATCAGGTAATCCTGCGAAGCTGGTTAAAGGAACAGAACTCAATACAGAGTTCGATAATATTGCTTCAGCAATCACCTCTAAAGCAGATGCTTCTGGCGCTGTTTTGACGGGTACTGCTACAGCGGTTAACTTAACGGTATCTGGCACGTTCACTGCCACCGTAGACGGAGGGACTTACTAATGGCACTCACACCAGAAGAACAAAAGGCAGTCAGTGGCCTGCTTAGTGGGGGCGTTGGTGCTCTCGGTACGCTAGGCGCTGCTCAGTATGCAGCTAATCAGCAGAATCAACTAGCTAACAACCTTCTGGCTACGGGTCAGCAGGCTGCTCAAGCTGCTCAGTTCCGTCCTGTTGGTGTTACCTCCCGGTTTGGCACTAGCGGCTTCACCTATGATGACCAGGGTAGGCTCACTGGTGCAGGTTATCAGGTAGCTCCTGACGTTGCTGCCATGCGTGAGCGTTTGCTCGGTCAGGCAGGTACTAACCTAGAGCAAGCCACTCAAGCTGCTGGTCAGATCGCTCCTGTGGGCGCTGCTGCTCAGAGTTTGTTTAATCTCGGTCAGGGATACCTTGCAGAGTCTCCGCAAGCGGCTGCTCAGCGAGTGATGCAACAGCAGCAGTCTTTGCTGCAACCCGGACGTGAGCAACAGTTGGCTCAGTTGACCAACCAACAGTTCCAGCAGGGTCGCCTTGGTCTAGGCGTTGGTGGAACCTCTGGTGCTGGCGGTAGCGTGGCTATGGGTGCTTCTAACCCGCAGCTTCAGGCTTACTACAATGCTTTGGCTCAGCAGGATGCTCAGTTGGCTGCTAACGCTATGCAACAAGGTCAGCAACAGACTAGCTTCGGTGCTGGTTTGTTTAACACTGGTGCTAATCTGCTTGGTCAGGTTCCTGCCTATCAAGTGGCTGCTCTGGCTCCGTACACTCAGTACCTCACTGGTGCTAGCACTGCTGAAGCTTTGGGTCAGAATCCGTTGGATGTGTCTACCAAGCTGGGGGCACAGCAGTCCACCTCCGGTGCTCAGGTTGCTAACATCCTGAATACTGCTGCTGCAAGGGCTTATACTCCTGCTCAGCAAGCTGCTCAGATGAAGCAACAAGCTATCACTGGTGGTATTGCTGGTTTGACTGATCCGGTAGCTAAATTGATTGCTTCTTTTGGCAGCACTTACACAGGAAGCCCAACAGGTAATACCTTTGATTGGTTAAACCTTAACAATATTCAACCTCAAGATATGTCAGTCTATTTTGATGAGAATGGCGATCTTATCACTGGTTATGATTAAGGAGTAATGATGGCTACAGCAGATCTTTCTGGACTCTTTGGCGGTGTATTAACGCCTGAAGAGCAACAAATGCAAATGACTGAAGCTCGTGCAGCTCAGTTTGCTAAACTTGATCCTTCTCAGCAGTTGGCTTTCATGGGCTACAAAGCCGGTGCTAATCTCGGTCAAGGGCTGGCACAGGCCGCAGGCGTGGACATTCAAGACCCTGCCATCAAACGTGCTACTCAGCTTCGTCAACTGGCTCAGGACTTAGATGTTACTACGACTAACGGTCTAGCTCAATATGCTCAACGTCTTCAACAGGCTGGCT